CAATAGCGCCAGGTTATATGAACACAGTAAAGCATGGGTTGTTAAAACTGCGTGATTTGGTGCGTGAAAACGTGCCTTATGAGGAACAGATCTTCACTGCTATTTTCAGATGTGGGGAGCCCAAGAAAGGGCATCAGTTCAAACATACACTTGATGTTTTCGGTTTTTCTCCTATACCGAACACTGATTTTGCTGTGATGAACGTGCCTGAGGTGGGAGATCGAGCTAATTTGATTAAGCACTTTCCCATCAACACTGGTGCCTCTTTGGTTCCAGCTTTGTCGCTCACTCGGAATGCAGATGCCACTTTGAAGGAAGAGACAGTCCAACCATTTGCACAAGGAATTGTTAGTGTTGATGGAGTCGAACCTTACTATGGTGTGAATTATGTTCGTGAAGAGAGTTACGTGGGGTTATGTGGTTCACCATTGGTCTCGATTGGATCACGTTCTCACATTATTGGTTTGCATACAGCGGGAAGTGAGATTCGCAAGGGTCAAAGTGTAGCTGGCGTTGTAACACAAGACCAATTGAAATCAGCAATAGATGTAATCCTGATGCGCCAATCTGCAACTCCAATGCTTCCAGAGAGTGGAAATAAGTACTTTGAAACAGTTTCTGGATTTGAAGCGAAAAAGGAGCCACACTATAAGTCTGCGTTGCGTTGGACAAGTGATGATGCACAATTTACGGTGTTAGGAACGTGTGCCCGTCGTACAACGTTTAAGTCAGATGTTCGGCCTAGTGTGTTGGCTCCCTCCATGTTGGAGGTGTGTGGAGTTGATCCAGATCGTTATGTCCCACCTGTGGAAAAGCCGCAGTACTTTGGACCACAAGCTGCAGCTGATGCTATGGCTATAACTGGATACAACTTTCCACAAGAGGCCCTTGATTGGGCTCTCAACGACCTGTATGCTGGAATAAAGCAAGCTGCTGATGTTCAAAATTATGGGTTACGCCCTTTAAGTGATTTTGAAGTCATTAATGGGACGGGGCGAAACTATGAAGAGCCAATGAATCGACAAAGTGTGTGGGGTGAGCCATGTGTTGGTCCCAAAGCACACGGGATGTTCATGAATACTGATCCAGAGTACAAACCGTGGCCAGAGTATGATGGTCCAATATGGGATATTCAGGAGAAGTATAAGGCAATCATTCGACGTGCTGAAGAAGAGTATTCAAATGGTCGTGTGTTACGACCTATTTTTACAGCATGTGTGAAGGACGAAGTGCACACAAAGGAAAAAGCACGCGTTTTTCATGTTGCTCCAATGGTGACAACGTGGTTTGGACGGAAATACACGCTGTGTTCGTCCGCGCTATTGCGCAATATAACCACTTCATCAGAATGTGCAGTCGGATTGAATTGCCACGGACCGGATGGATCTCCGTTGTTCGATTATATGACGAGGTTTGGAACGCATCGATTGATAGCTGGAGATTTCAGCAAGTTTGACAAGAGGATGCCAGTTTCAGTCTTTCGTGCTGCTTTGAGTATCTATTACAGACTCGCAGACGATTATTGGCCAAATGTAGCCACAAAACAATCAGATCTTCGAGGGTTGTTGGCTTGGTCCCATGATGTAGTGTACTCGTACCAGAACCATTTTGGTGATGTAATACAGACCAATACTGGTGTGACACCAAGTGGCATTCCATGCACTGCAGATGCAAATGGGTTGTGTGTTTCATTGATTTACCGGTGTGTTTATTATATGGCGTATAGAACAAAACACGGCAATGATTTTTCAGCATTACCTCCATTCAAAGAGATGGTGGCACTTATAACATATGGCGATGATAGTGCTGGTTCTGTCTCTGAGAAATGTGATTGGCTGGATATGAAAACGATGGAATATTGGTGCGGTAAGTTTGGCATCAAATATACACACCCTGCAAAGGACAAGAGTATTGAGCAGTTTATCTCATTAGATGAGTTCGATTTTTTAAAGAGAGATTTCAGTCGAGTTCACGAATGCGGTTGGCGGCTCGGGCGATTGTCCCGGAACTCTATATATAAACCCTTATGCAAGGTATTGTGGAGTCCCAAACACCACTTCAATATGCATGAATTGGCTGCTGAAACAGTGAAGAGTTCCATGACTGAGGCATTTAACCACGGTCGGGAGTTTTATGAGAAGCACCAGAGGGAGATGCGAGAAGTGACCAAGCGGCATGATGTGTACATGTTGTGTCGCAAAGAAATTGAGCGCACGTTTGATTTGCGCGTGAAGGATTGGTTTGAAAATTACGCTGAACAAGTGCAGTTCTTATCCCAAAACTAAGTTCCCTCCGTCGTGGAGACGTTAAAATCCCCAGGGATGGACACCCAGGTGAGGCAAACCCCTTAGTTCATTGATTACGGCGTAAATGATCATCCAGAAGATCGTTAAGCGACGCTTGTATTGAGTGAAAACTGAAGAGGTGTGTGAGATTGAGCGACCTTGCACGTTAAGCCTACTATTGCTTACTTCAAATGAAAATTTAATGGAAAACGTTGCGGAGTCGAACATTGTTTCGGCTTCCGATACCGCTGGCAAGCACCAAACAATGCTATTTTCTGACGGTTCTCCGAGTGCCGTTGATTATGAGGTGCCTTCCGGCACTGAACAAACTCGGACTCAAAGGTATACAACTGATGCCTCCCTAAGTGACTTTATGAGTCGTCCTATCAAAATTGCTACATATACGTGGAGTGTTGGAACTGATTTCCACACTGTTATTGACCCTTGGTCTTTGTTTTATTTGAACAAGCGTGTCATAAACCGAATCACGAATTATAATTT